CGAGCGATACCACGAATAGACCTCTTTGGGGTATCCGACCATAGACACCTCACCGCGTGCCCCTGCGCCGGGTTCTTCGCACTTCATATCGGGGCTGGAGAAGCGCAGGACGCTGACCACATCGGCACCGAAAGCACGTTTCAGGTGGCGATGCCATGAAGGCTTGTCGATCAGCCGACGCACAAAAACATCGATCAGCGATGGGTGCGGGCAGATCATCCAGAAGTCAAAACCGCGCCGCCGCCGATGCTGGGCGATGGCCTGGACATAGTCGGGAACCTCGGAGCCAGAGCGCCTAAGCGGGAATTCGTTTTGGCATTCGTCCATGACGCAGATGGAGCCGTCAGGCAGGTCTTGCCACTTCTTGGGGTCGAACTTTTGCCAGCCGAATTCCGCGGCCTTGACCTCGTCCATGTCGAAGCCGTGGTAGTAGACCGGGCGGTTTTCTTTGAGCTGCTGGGCGCGCACATCGCGCAGGGTGATGAGCGTTTTTCCTGCGCCGTTCGCACCGGTGGTCAGGTAAATCATTTCATCACCCACTTCTTGAAGCTGTCGCCGCTGATGCCGCTGACGATGGCGCGGGCCGCAATAGCGCTGGTGATGATGCTGATGCACACCCCAACTTTCATGAAGCCAATCAGGCCGATCATTTCAGCGGGCAGGCCACCGAGCGCGGAGAGTGCCCCGGCCTTCATCCAGTCGAGGGACGACGAGACGCCGGTGTAAGTGATGACACTGATGCCGAGGGCAAGCAAGACGCGGCCAGCGAGAGTGCCGACGAGGTTTATCAACATGCCGCCGATGGCAGCGATAAAGATGGGCATGGTGCTATCCCCTTGTGACGATGCGGGCAGCCATGAGCATGGACACGGCGACCAAGATATTGCCGAGCATGGCGAGGTACTGGCAGAGGTTGGACAGTGGCAAGGAAACGCCCTGACCCCACACGGTGATGCTCAGATCTCCGATGCAGCCACCACCGCCGAGCGGGTCTGATGTGTCGATGCGACCGCTCAGGGTGATGGTTTCATTGCCGGGAAGGTCGCCGGTTTGATTGCCGGTCTTGCCCTTGTTGGCGTTGTAGAGGTCAGATTCAGGACTGGCATCGTCGAAGAGCTTGCAGGCGCGGACGTGCTGCTCTTTCGCTATGGCGCACTGGATGGCGTCGCCATCACAGGAAAACGCACCGCAGCTACCAGAGAACATACCGGGCTTTTCCTTGTCCTTTTCATAGTCAGGAACAGGCTTCAAGTAAACGCAGGCGCTGCCGACTTTGATGTACCCCTGCGGACACTTGCCGTCGTCGTTTGGAGTCTTTGGCGGGGGCGTTTCGTTGGGGTAGCACTTGCCATTGCTTCTGTATGTGCCCTCAGGACACTTGCCGGTCGAATCGGGGTTCGTGGGGGGGTTAGTGCCGCCCTCTGACCCCGAGCCGCTTGGACCGTCGCCGCTGCATTTGCCATTGGGGCATTTTTCGGGCTTGTCGGGGTCGTTATTTCCTCCGTTGTTACCGCCGCCGTTATTTCCGCCACCGTTATTTCCACCGCCAGTGCCGCCAGTACCGCCCGTGCCGCCAGTACCGCCCGTGCCGCCTGTTCCGGGGCCAGTGCCACCGGTGCCGGGTTGATCGCCACCACCACCGCTGCCATCGGGATTTGGTGTGGACGGATTGCCCTGACACTGCCCGCCGGTGTAGTAGCCGATACCGATAGTCTCCTGCACCTTTCCATCCTTGACAGCGCGGACGAAGCTGGTAATGGCAACGGTACAACCGCCTTCACACATGGTTGTGTCAGCAGTAGAGCCGACGCGGTATTCACCCGCAAGCGTTCCGGGCTCAGGGCATTGTTTGGGCTTACACGCACCTGCGACACGGGTTTGACCCGGTGGGCAATCCGGCTCTTTGACGCAAAAGCCATTCACGCGGATTTCGTCGGGTTTGCATTTGTCAGGGACACAAGCGCCGCCCTCTTCATGCTGACCAGTAGGGCAGGCTGGGAGCTTGCAAGCGCCGCCGACCTCTACAAGTGGTGGGATGCAGGTGCAATTAGGGGTAGTGCCGGTAGCACCAGCGGGACAGCTTCCAGCTTCCTGAATGATGCCGTATGCATAAAGTATGAGGTCACTTCCCTTGTAGCTTCGACCGATAACACAGGAAGTAGGGGTAACGTTTTGAACGTTGTAAACGTTGTCACCTGATTGATCGTTGCCCTGAATAACCCCGTGAATCGCAGCACAGAGAGCACCGGGCGAAGGGTAAGGCTGATACCCAACAAAGGCCCCGCCCGCACTGTAATACTCAGGATTAGCAGCAAATGCCGCAGCTCCAAAGGACGCAACAGCAAGGACAACGCCAAAAATCAGGCGGTAAACATTAGCCATGCGGCCCCCAGGATGGCGATGATGACGAACAGGCCCATTTGTTTTGCACCTTGAAGAAGCCCACCGCGTGAGCTTTTGCAAGGCCCCTGCCGGCCGGTCAGGGACACATGCGCGGGCCGCTTAAGAAAGGGCCTTACGAACCCACTTGAATGCCTTGATGCCCACGAACAAGACGAGCACGGCAGCGCCGACAGCGGCGATAGGCGCGGCCTGTGCGGCAATGTCAGTCGTGACGGCGCTCACGTCAACGGCTGCGGCGTTTGCAGCAGCAGCACCGGCCAGAGCGACAACGGCGACGAGCGAGCGATTGAAGGTTTTTTGCATGTCAGTTTTCCTCAGATGAAGTTGATGAATTGCCGTCGATGTTCAGGGCGCGGATGAGCATTCGGAATGCCCAGCCGACAGCCCAGACCGCGAGGACGGAGCCCGCGATGGCTGCTCCATCCGCTGTATCGAGTTGCAGCGGAGGGAGGCTTAATTCATGCACCACGGTCACCGTGCAGGTGCCAGGGCATTCGATAACGGTGGGGTCAGCCACGAGGCATGCCCCGCATGATTGCTTGCGCCCGAATGCGTGCCTGGGCGATGCGTTCGGCACGGTGTGCGCGAGAGCGCAGCCGCTCAGAGAGGGCGACTACTGCGCCATGCACCAGCGCGAACAGCAGACCGCCGACGAAGCCCGACAGCAGGGCGAGCATTGCCACGCGCTGGGCGAAAAATGAGAGGTCGATTTCCATTAGTCACGCTCCAATTGATAGCAGCGAAACACAACGCCCTCACCACCGCAGTGATCGACTACAGCGTCTGCCGCAGCCTCTGCCGATGTGAATGGCATAGCGCTTGTGATGAGGGGCACATAGTCAATGCCGCCATCACCATCAGCACGGAGGAACGTATGGTCCTCTGTGCTTTGGACGTAGTAGCGGGGTTCGATATGCATATGCGTGACCGGGAACGTTTTTCCGTTTTGCGTGCCCGGTGCCCTTGCTTGGTTAGACCTTCGGAACCGCTGTAACGCGCACTGGCTTGAGGGCGTGCATGACGGTCTTTTGGGTCTTGCCGTTGGTGACAATTTCCATATCGGCTTCGGCTTCGAATGGAAACGGCAGGTGCTTGAAGGCTTGGAATTCTTCGCTGCTGCCCAGCGTGAATTCACTGCTGGCCATGCCCTTTGCAGTGCCTTTGCTGGCGTCCAAATCGACCAGGGCGTAAACCTTGGTGCTGTCGTAGCCGGTGCCGTTTTCAAGCGTGCCCTTGCTGGACTTCATGCCTACGACGTTGATTTTTTGCGTGAACTTCATGGTGTTTCCTTAGATGGTTTCCGGCGTAGTCAATGAGCCCATGCGGCCGGTTCGCAGGGATTGGTAAATTGAGCTGTGTATGTGCGCAGAGCATCCTGAATGCCGTGCTGCATTGCCGCAGCACTGAGACCACGAAGTGATCGCGGTACGCGGCGGTGAGATTGGTCGAGCACCATGCCATCAAGCCAATCGTGGTCGGGCATGATCTTTGTTATCTGAAGGAGCGTTGGCGCTACGACGCGCTTGACCCAGTTTATGCAGCGCTGTGCGCTGGCCTCTGCAACTTTGGTGGCCGTGGGCACTGGCGTTGCAATCTCACGATTGCTGATTAGGTGCATCGCCGGGTAGCTGCCCGCGAAGTATTCAGCGGGGGACACGATGGCATCCCAAGGGATGACGCGGTTCACGTTGCGCAACTCGACCTCACAACGCAGCCAGCGGCTCTCCATCATTGCGAACTGGTGGCCCTTTTCGTAGCCGCGAAACAGCTTGCCGGATTCACGCTTGCCCACCTGAAAGGTCCGCGAGTGCCCCATGACGCCTTCAACATCGAGCCATGAACCGTGGCAACTGTGCTTAGGCATGCGGCGGCGGTAGCTGAACTCGTGGGCTTTGTAGAGGCCGACCAACTCAGCAATGCATACCTCACCATCGAAAAAATCCTTTGCCAGATCAATGCGGGTGATCGTGGGCTTGAACTCTTCGAAGTAGTCGTGAACGCGCTTTTCCCAGCCTTTGCGGGCGTAGGTGCAACCTTCGCCCTTGACAGTGAAGCAGATGCTACCGCGCTGACTTTCGCCGCCTGCCGATACGCTGCCGACCTCGTGACCCCATTCGTTATCGATAGTAGTGGTGAACTCGTAGTAGTCGCGGCCAGGACGGTCCACGCCGACAACAAAACCGAGCATCTGAGCAAACAAATGGGCGAACCAACGGGCTAAATCCTCGTCGTTTGTGTCGCCGGGAATGCGACGCGATGAAGGGATGTTTTCCCGCTTGATCGTGAACCGGAAGTAGTCGGGAACGATACCGTTTTGAGCCTTCGCATCAAGCTGGCGCTTTTCACAAAGGAACTTCAAACGACCGCCTTCAAGTACCAACTTTTCGTCAGCCCCCATGACCACCCCTTGTTTTGTTTACCCCCGTGTTACTCGGGGGGGTATGAATCGCTGCGGCCGCGCCCTCTGCCGCGCTGCGCCTGCATGCCGATGGCGCGGCCGCAGCGCAATCAAATGCACCGCGAGCGCACGAGCAGGCAAAAGATGCAGGGCGCATCCCTTCGGGACCGGGCTCTATTGCTTCGCAACCAAGCCCCTTCGGGTCTTGGCCCATTCGGGTAACGATCCCTTGCGCGGTGGCGCTGGCGGTGGTGGCGTTTTCAACGGGTACGTGTTGCACGCAGGGCGACATGGGCATGCTGCCCATACCCTGCCCCACGCACCCCTGCGGGGCCGCGCTATTCGCGCTGCGCGGGTCCCCGGCTGCCTCCAAAGACAGAGGGAGGGCGGCGGCTTGGGCGAAGTGGTGAAGGACGTGCTTCATGGGAGCAGCCCCTGCATGCCTTCGAGGCGCAACACGTGAAGGCGGGCGCGCTCGCCCTGACGACCGGTGCGGAGGAACGCGCCAACCGCTGCAGCGCAGGCTTTGTAGTCGGCAGCTTGTCGGGCGTTGCCATCAAGAACGGATTTCGGGACCGGGGTCGCAATGGCCCGCTTTGCCCGGTACTGCAGATCGCGCTTTTCTTCGGGACTCATTGCAAGACCCCATCGCGACGAGCGCCGTACAGGCCAACCTGTTTCCAATTGCGGTTGCACTCAGCAAAACGCACCATGGACTGGAGCAGCTCGTTCACGCTGCAATCGAGCTGGGCGGCGGTCTCGCGGAGCTTGGCAATGATTTCGGGCTTGTCGGTGAAATCGACACGGGCCTTTTGAGCGCGGTAAGCGGCTTTGCGGGCCGCATCGCTGGCATGGACTGGGCGACGGCCTTTGCGCTTTTCGTTCCCGGTGCAGCCCTCACCATCCATCACCGGGTGAGCCACCACCACGGCGGCCAATGGCACGACGGCGGGGCTGCAATCGTTAGCCGCTTCGGGAGCGGCGAT